TTCAAGTCAAGTCATGAACGTTTTTAAGTTTATAACACCCACAGGTCAACAAGTTGAGTTAACAGGACCAGCAGGATCCACCTACGATCAAGCCTTGGCTGTTTTTAATCAACAGTCAGCAACTGGTAGTCTAACGGGACTGCGTGCCGGGGATATATTAAACAGTTTGATACAGGCCAAAGGTGGTCTTGCTACAGCCTTGAGTCAAGTTACAGGATCAATCACGCCCAGCACAATATCTCAAATTGCCAGCGCCGTAACCAAAATACCAAATCTTCCAGTACTAAATCCCACCACAATATCAACATTTGTTAACACACCGGTCTTGGCCGGTAGTGTAGTAGGCCCACTGTCAACTACACAGGTACAAGGCCTGTTATCAAGCACGGCCGCGGCAGTAAACCAGCCGGCTGCAGAAGTCACAAATGAAAAAGGCCTGGGTACCTACGGACTCACCGCCGATCAGTTGCAACAGGCAGGTTTGATCAAACCAGGCACAGCAGAACTGATCAATCAAGATCCTGCAAACTTGGTTAGTACTCTTAGTAGTCCTACTGTATGGACCGGCGTAGGCGGCGCAGACAATTTGGATTCTGTATTGGCCAACCCTACACTACAGAGTGCGGCACAACAAAGTTGCTTGGCCAGTAGTTATGACAATCTATTAGATTTAGGAGTGGTAAATGATAATGGTAGCACTGTGTCGGATCCGTATGCTGGACTTACAACGGAACAAATACAATTTTTAGGCAATGCTGATCCTACAGATCCTTTTATTCGAGCCCGAGGAGGATTACCTCCATTGAATGACACTGCATCAACCATTGGACCTATTGTGAACAATGCTGCCAACTTTGGTGTGGGTTCTACACTTGATTGGCTGAACAATACAGTTGGTGGTAGCGACATTGGAAAGTTGACTACATCGGCCATTAATTCGATATTTGGTCAAAATTTTGGCACAGTAAACCAATCTGTCAGTGGCGGTGGCAATCCTTTACAAACAGGAGTACAAACACCCCGGGGCTTTTCTAACACAGTGAATCGCTCAGTAATAGATACTGCTTTCAACAGCATAATTGGCAACAATAAAATACCTAGCAACATATTTGCCAATCCTGCATTGGGTATTGACATTCGCGCCCAGGCCCAACAGGTTAGCACAATCAATCAATCATCATCAATACTGCTCACACAATTGGCATCCACTGCGGCCGGTGTTGCCGCGTTGTCTCAGATACCGGGAGCAAACAATATCATGAGCCTGCTTAAATCAGGTCAAGGACTTGTGAGCGAGATAAAAGGTGCCACACAATTGCTTGACAAAGCAAAAAATTTACCCGGAGTTGGGGAGTTATTGAAGGACATACCGGGATCGGCGGAAATACTAAGAGAATTCAACAACTATACCACAGAGTTGAGTGCTATTGGACAGAACTTGTTAGGCAACGCACAAGAGTTGTTTAACGGAGTAGACATATCAGCATTCACTGACTTTGATGCATCTGCCTTACTAGAAAATTCAGAAGAAGTGATCGAAATTGCACAAGAATATGCCGCGGAAGCATTTGAGGCTATTGCTAGTTTCTGGTAACCAATACACATAAATATTATTATGGCCACATTTATCGGATACAGCACCATCAATCAATATAAAAAATTCACGCTGACTGATGGCGAGTTAGTCAAGCGTGATTTACTAAATGCTTTCAACATCCGTCAAGGTACTTTGCCTGGCCGTCCTGATTATGGATCTACCCTGTTAGATTACATTTTTGAAAATCAAGATACTACCACGGAGAGTGCTATTATAGCAGAAATACAACGAATTGCCGCTGGTGACCCAAGAATTTATATCAGTGACTTAAATTATTATCCTCAAGAAAATGGAGTTTTGATAGAATTGCAGGTACAAATTGTTCCAGGAACTACTACAGAACAATTGAGCATATTTTTTGATCAAGCAACAAGACAAGCCGGCTTTGTATAACTACGCCGTTTATTTTTGCAATAAATAAAAGAAACGGACTACTATGGCAAGAACCACAAGACAAACAGTTGTATTTGGCGTCGAAGATTGGAAGCGAATCTATCAAACCTATCGCGAAGCAGACTTCCAAAGTTATGACTTTGAAACCCTGCGCAAGAGTTTTGTAGACTACATACGTCAATATTACCCTGAAAGTTTCAATGACTACATTGAAAGTTCAGAATTTATTGCCATGCTAGATGTGATTGCATTCATGGGTCAAGCCATGAGTTTCCGCAATGATTTAAACACCAGAGAAAACTATCTAGGCACAGCCGAACGCAGAGACAGCGTGGTCAAACTGGCCGAATTGGTCAGTTACACGCCCAAGCGTAACCAAGCCGCACAAGGTTATCTCAAAGTATTCAGCGTACAAACTACAGAAAATGTCACAGACTTCAACGGCGTAAACCTAGCCAATGTTACCATAAACTGGAATGACCCCACCAACTTCAACTGGGTAGAACAGTTTACTGCAATTCTCAATGCGGCCTTGGTCAACACACAACGTGTGGGTCGTCCAGGAGCCAAACAAACAGTTGTGGGAGTTGACACGTCTGAGTACAGTATTAATCTGGTACCTGGATTTTTGCCAGTGATTCCTTATACTGCCACAGTAGACGGCATCAATATGCCATTTGAAGCAGTGAGTTCAACTTCTGTGGGCAGAGACTATGTGTACGAACCTAGTCCCTTGCCCAATGGTATTTTTAATGTGCTGTTCCGTAATGATCAATTGGGTTTTGCCAGCGCCAACACAGGTTATTTCTTTTACTTCAAACAAGGCGTGTTGCAGAATCAAGACTTTAATCTTGGCGAACGTATTGCCAACCGTGTGGTTCCAATCAATATTGAGGGTGTTAATAATGAAGACCGTTGGCTGTATCAATTAGACACTGTGGGCAATGTTCAATTTGAATGGCAGTATGTGCAGAGCGTTTATGCGGCTGCCACAGAACAACTGGCACCAGATCAACGCAAATTGTTTTCAGTGGTCAGCAGAACAAATGATCAAATCACATTGACCTTTGGCGATGGGGTGTTTAGTACCATTCCAGTGGGAACATTCCGTGCTTATGTTCGTGCATCAAATGGATTGGGCTACATTATCAATCCTGAAGAAATGCAGAGTGTGGTCATACCCATCAGTTATGTAAGCCGTACAGGACAAATTGAAACAATAACATTCACTTGCGGTATCACACAGCCTGTGTCAAATGCACAACCCCGCGAAACACTAGACGAAATCAAGCAACGTGCGCCTGCTAGGTACTACACACAAAACCGTATGGTCAACGGTGAAGACTATGTTAATTTTCCCTTCACACTTTACAATTCTATTATCAAGAGTAATGCAATAAATCGTGCCAGTATCGGAACGTCAAGATATCTCGAACTAGTGGACAACACCGGCAAGTATTCAAGTACCAATACTTTTGGCAGCGACGGTGCCTTGTGGGAAGAAGATCAATTGCCAACTTTTGATTTCACTTGGCTAACACGCAATGACATTGCCACAGTGATTGCTGACAATATCCAACCCCTGTTGGCCTCTACTGGGTTGAATCAATTTTACTATGCAAATTTTCCAAGACCTGACCTTGTTGTACTGAATTTTACTTGGAATCAAAGCACAACATTGGCCAACGAAACCACAGGTTATTTTGTAAATGCATCAGGAAATCCTGCTGCCATTGGAACCTACAGCAGTACAGTCAGCAAATACATACAAATTGGATCTTTGGTGCAATTTGTTCCTCCTACTGGTTACTATTTTGACAGCAACAATCGACTCAAATTGGGAACACCTTCACAAGACAATGACAAGTTGATCATTTGGGCCAGCCCGATGGCAATTGTGACAGACGGAACCAATCAAGGTCAAGGCAACTTCAGCAACGGCACAGGGCCAGTCACACTCAACAACTTTGTGCCCACTGGTGCTATTCCTGTTGCAGTTATCCCCTTGTTTGTGACCAACTTACCTAGCACCACAGTCACTAGCATTACTGATCAAATTTTATTGTATCGCAACTTTGGCCTGGGCTACAACAACGAAACTGCCACCTGGTATGTGATTACCAGTACCAATTTGGCAGTGGATGCACCGTTCAGTTTGGCCAATGCACAAAACACATCAGGAACCAATCAGGATGCCAGTTGGTTGATTGAGTTTGTAACCAATGGGACCACGTACACAGTGACCAGTCGTGCGTTGTTTTATTTGTTTGGTTCAGTGCTACAAACTAGATTCTTCTTTGAAACTGATCAACGCATCTATGACAGCCGCACAGGCACAGTGATTGCTGACTTTGTGAATGTATTAAAAACCAATTCTAGACCTGATGTAAATATTCCTTTGCCCGGTGATATAAAAATGGCCATTGTTGGCCAACCAGTAGAAAGCGATGGTTATGTTGATGACTTTCAGGTGTTTGTGAGTTATCAAGATTCAGACAATGACGGAGTACCTGATGATCCAGATTTCTTTGATGAAATTGTGGCCCCTAGCGTAAATCCCAGCACCAAGTGGGTTTTCTTTGAAAAGACTGTGGACTTTGATAATCTCCAACGCTACCTTTTGGTTGAACCTGGGCGGGTAAATTCTGAATATGCCACCAAAGATGATATTGAAGCGGTGCTGTTGCAGTTCGTACCGGGAAAGATATTTTATGCATACGATCAGGTCATAACAGTTGGACCATTGGCCGGCCAAACAGGTGCCTTCTATGAACTAGTTATCAGTGGAACAGGTGTGCGTAGCCTGGTTGAAGTATCAGGTGATTGGCTGGCCAGAGTTGGACGCCAATCTCTGTACTATCAATACAGACACAATGCCGCACTGACCAGTAGAATTGACCCTGGTACCACCAACATCATTGATGTGTATGTGGTCAATCAATCTTACTATACTGCCTATCAAAACTGGCTGAGGGATGTCACAAACACAGTGCCCAAGCCAGCAGTTCCTACCATAGATGAACTTAGCACAGCATATCAAGGACTCAATGACTACAAGATGATCAGTGACAACGTGGTTGTAAACAGCGTGGTGTTCAAGCCGCTGTTTGGACCCAAAGCAACCAAAGAGTTGCAGGCCACCATCAAGGTCATTCGTGCCGCAGACTCAACTGCCAGCGAAAGCGAAATAAGAAATCTAGTGGTTGCAAACTTAAACACATATTTCAGCATTGACAAATGGGAATTTGGACAGACATTCTACTTCTCAGAACTAGCGGCCTATATCCACTCTAACATGGGCGGTGTGGTAAGTTCAGTGGTACTAGTGCCCTTGGATCCATTAAAGAGTTTTGGTGATTTGTATGAAATACGCAGTGCTCCTAGTGAAATATTTGTCAACGGCGCCGGAGTTACCAGTGTGGAAGTAATTACCGCATTGACCAGTACTAATATTAGAACTGCACCCGGCAGTGGAGTAATTTAATGGCCATACGCACTGTTGATTTTTTACCTGATATATTTCAGACCACTCCCAACAAACAATTTTTAAATGCCACACTAGACCAATTGGTCCAGGAACCTGCATTCAAGAAAACACAAGGTTATGTAGGACGCCGAGTTGGTCCTGGGGTTAATCCCAACGACTACTATGTGTTAGAGCCCGATGCTACCAGAGCCAACTATCAGTTAGAACCTGGGGTTATCAGTCTCAAACCTGACACTGAGGAGATACAAGATGCTATCACATATCCTGGCATCACTGACGCCTTGGCGGTCCAAGGTGCCAATACAACCAAAAGTGATAGACTTTACACTAGTGAATACTACACTTGGGATCCATTTGTTAGTTTTGATAAATTTGTAAACTACAGTCAGTATTACTGGTTGCCTGCAGGCCCAGATAACGTGGATGTTTATGCCACTGCAATACCTTTAACTGACAACTTTGCAGTCTCTCGCACCAGCACAGCCTATGAGTTCAGTGGCGTACCCGGCAATAATCCTGTAATCACCCTGGTACGTGGCGGCAAT